GATTGAGCTCGGTCGCCTGCGTTGACGATGACACCGTAAGAGGGGTCTCCCCAGTATCCAGTAATTCTTTTATGGGCTCCAGTAGGTTGGGCAGCTGCGTCGTCCCATAGTGAGTCATGACTGGTCCACTCAGATTTGCCAAGTGCCTGAACGTCATGAGGGTCTTCAGCAGAGACCAAGGTCACTCCTAAGTTGTTCTGGAGTGTACCGTGGGGCTTGGAAATCTCCAAGTAGCCATCAGCGTCAAGGGCATTCCATGCGAACACGTCCTGCCCAGCTGACACTAGTGGCTCGCGGAAACAACCGTAGTGAGCACTGAAAGTGCCGTCCCGAAGGATAGCACTTGACTTGGTGAAGATTCCTCTCACGTCAACTAGGTTCTGTGGTTGAAGGTTAGTCACGCCGTTAGATTTTAGTACGACTTGTGACCAAACCCATCCTGCTGCGTCGAGTGAAACATTGATGAAGGCACTTGTCTCTCCAGGGTTGTCAAACACAGATGCCATTGGGATAACTGCGTCTATCCTGAATCGAGGTTGTACTTCAGCCGTTCCAGCCAGAAGCTCTGAGGTTTCAAACCAACGATCACTTTTTGAGGTGAGTTGGAGGGAAACCACAGCACTGGTGCCTGAAATTGGGCTGATCTTGTGCCTGTACAGTTGTTTCTGCTCGTAAGTCAGAGTTGTTGGTATGACCCCATTAACTGGGTACACAAAGTAGGCAATGAGTTGACTCATTATGTTGGTACTACTTTGAGTATCCAGATAGAGGGTACAGCCTCCTGAGACACGAGTGTGTAGAGTTAGAAACTCTCTGGCATGTGGATGGGCTGTCATCAGGTCACTAAGTGACACATCAAACAGTGTTGTTCCTGCTGCTGTTGATGATGCAACAACAATTGGTTCAAGAGCAAAAGTTTCTCCGCGTAAAGCGTCGAAGTCCTTCATTACTCCACCAACTGCCATTTCAGCAGGGGACAGACAACCATCAAAGGCGAATGGCTCGGGACTAGTGGCTGTTTCCTGGAACATGTTGTTTCCAGCTTTTGGAGAAGCTTCTTCAGCTTCCAGCCTCGCCCGAACTTTCATCCAGAACCTTTCTCTTTTTGTCGTCTCGGCAGGTGTTAGCCGAATGGGACACTTATGTGTCTTCAAGTACTTCATTCCGCATGAAATACAGGTCTGCTCCTTGCAGATATGATCTCCTATGAGATAGTATTCACCACAGTCCTCGCACTGTGGTGCGTCAGGGACAGGAACGTTATAGGAGGGGTTCCTAAATGGTGTTTCTGAGGGTCCACAGACGTCTATGGATGGTATAGCATACCATGGGTGACCACCACAATTGGGGCAGGGTTGGTTGGAGTCATGCAAGTATCCACAAACTTTGCAGCTGTGGGTAGTTATGCAACTAAGCCCAAGGTTCTGAGGCCTATGGGTCCGTGTGGTCACTCCTGACAGGGTCTTGGTCAGCTCTGGTAGTACTTCCATCATCTGTTTATAGGTGGGCTCTTCTAGCTGGAAGGTGTTCATCTTTGGAAAAGCCGCTTCTGGGATGTTACTGCAGAATCTAGTACTGATGTTCGTTAGTCGGTTTGGTAGTGGTTCGACTTCTGCGATCTGTTCGCTATCTTCTACAACAAGGTAATCCGGTATATTCTGGGCACTTAGTTCTTTTAAGTAAGCTCTGATTATACTTTGTTTATCGCTTGTGCAATCTTCGTTCGGGTATACGAGAATACCCATTTGTACCGCACAGTGGCGTTCTGCCTCTTTACAAGACCTGAAGGGGTAGATGTGTGTTGGTATATCCAGCCCTTTAATCATCATGTTGTAAACTTTCTCGTAAAGTTCTCTGTCCTGATGTAAGTATAGCTCTTGAAGTGTAGCGTCGAAGTTACTCATCATGGTTCCACGGGCTGTACTCCTCAAGTAGTAGAGACTCTTGAACACACTTTGCAACTTTAAAGGAGCAAAAATGCGACCATATTTAAGTCCTACTGCTCGACTGATAAAGTCGATAGGGTCTTTTGGCCAGTGTTGCCAATCTTTCACATCAGTACCATCTTTCTGCGGTGGAGTTGTTTCAATTCCGCTGTGGTTCATGTAACCGATGATTACTTCTACGTCCAGGGGTATTATTCCTGAGCTCAAAATGGAGATGTCATCTCCGTTGGCCAGCACGTAGAATGTCCTAGCTTTGTTGAGAAGAACGAGTGGTGGGTCGTCTGGGTATTTCTCATGGAGTGCGGACAGCAAAGCGTAGTGTGCTTGGAACAGTGAACAAGTTGAGTCCAACATGTTCGTGATAAAAAGCCCACTTGGCATGCCGTCTTTGAAGAAAGCAACTGCGTCTCCTACTCTAGCGATGTAGTGAGAGAAGGTTTTAGCAAGCGCTTCCTCTTCTTCCTCTGTGGCGTCTTCACACAAACTAAGGATACATTGTATCCCACGCTGCATGTCAATACCTGCAAGGTTTTTGTCGAATTTAGACCGATCTGCGTCGATGTGATGAGGGTATTTTCGGAAGAGTGGTTCATATTCTGACCACTCATACCTAGTATCAAACCCTATGCAGACTGGTCCAGCACAAGATGAAATCTTTGACAAGAAACCACCGAAGTACTTTCTCTCAAGCAGAATTCCCACCATGTCACTAACCCAGTAGAGGCGTTTCTTTCCTGCTAAGACTTTCTCAGCCGGTAGTAGTTCTTCTTTTATCTCACCAGAGATGACAAAGGTGAGTGGGTTACCTCCTTCAATCAGCTCGCAAGCCTGATCATACCAAGATCGAACAGTTGGGTTGTTGAATCTGATATCATCATTCTCGTTGAGCTTAAAGAAGTCACGTTTGTTGCACCGCCTAAAGCAGTGTTGCATGACAGGTCCGGAGGAGGAGTTGAGCTTGAGCTTGTTGAGCCCTTCGCCATCTCCATTAAGAACTTGGAACTCACTAATCTTTTTGTAAGTTCCATAAGCCTCATGAAGGCGATCTTGTGTAAGGTCCCAGGCAACCTCAGCGATCTTCTCGTTATAGGAGACTCCTGGAGTCATCTTTGCCAGTTCGGTGGTATACGGGCACATTCTGCCAGCGTTGTTACGCTCGGCAGTTGCTCCTGCAGCATATTCCATGGTGACAGGTATGCACGGAGGTGGGCCTAGGATCTTGCAAGCGTCAGCATGCAGTGGAGATTCTACTATTCTGGGGCTGTTCTTGTGGCTAGGCCTAGAACTACCCATTAGTTGTGCGCATGGTGGTACGCGCACTCGAGGTGGGTCAGAGGAAACAGACTCAAGCAATGATTTTGTGCCAGGTAGGATGTGACTGGTGTA